CTTTTGCAAGTGTAGGATAGCTTTTAAGCTGTGCATACTCTGTTCCTGCCCATGTGCGGACATTAAGTGTATTTGCAGTCACCTTTCCCACCCACTTCGGAGTTTTAGACAGAATAGTTGGCGTTGAAAGCGTACTTGCTTTTGCGCCAGTGGTAACAGCGATAGCCACGTGGTGGTTATCATTCAGGAGGATATCTCCTGCCTTTAGATAGTCACCGGATGTCAGATACTTTCTATCCGTCAGTACTTTCGCACCGGCAATCTTCATTGCAGCTCTCATGTTCCGTGTCGTCAGATAGATGCTGACCGCTTTGAGCCTTGCATTATTTAAGCGATACCCAGCCCCTTTGACAATAGCTGCTGTACTTGCGCTGCAATCAGATTCGCAAGCTACCGTGATCTGCGCCGGATCGTAGTTGCTTGCCTTTAAGTGCCGCCAGAACGAATACCGGTCATTGCTGTTTCCGGCAGTGCCCTGATCGTATCCGATGAGATTGTTCTGTGCCGCTTTTGTCGCCATGTCTGCAATCATGGTTGCGATTTTGGCGTCATTGAATCTTAGGACACAGAGCCACGGTCTACTGTACCAGTTCATGATCTGATATTCTGTACCAGTCTGATCTCCTGCTTTCCCACCTGCATATCTTCCTCTTTCATCATGTCCGCAGTTACTGATTTTTACCATTTTAGTTTCTCCTTTCTGGTTAGAATCTCTGTAGTCCTTGTAGAACACATCCATATCAACATTTCCGCTGATTCCTGGAACTTTTCCTTTGCTGGAATACTGCCAGCCTACACCGACATTCGGACGCAATCTTTCCTGTACAGAGCCGTTGTCGTTAGCCGGATAACGAGCAATCCAACAATCATATTGCTTGAGAGCATCTGTCAGAACATTATTGTACCAGTCGAGATTACAATAAATTCCAACCTTATAACCGGCTTTCTTGATTCTGGTCAGAAACGCTACTGCAATATTCTCGATAGCCTGTTTTCCGAGACTTCTTTGCTGTGCCCATTCCAGATCGTAGAATACTGGAAAGTCAAGTCCACGTCCACCAAGAACAGAAATTACGTTCTCAGCTTCCTCGATAGCTTGTGCCGATGTTAAAGCATAGCTGTACTTGTATCCACCAATAAGAATTCCATTGGATTTACAGCCCTTGTAGTTGTGTTCAAAAGATGTATCGACTCCAGATTTTTGATGGATTCTTAATATTGCAAACTTAACTCCAGAATTCGATACTTTTGGCCAATCTGGTTTTCCTTGCCACGATGATACGTCAATTCCTTTTAATTCCATATTCTTGTCCTTTCTCGGCATTGCGCCGGCGCAAATTTGTGCAAAAATAAGAGCCTTATGGTGCTGCTCGGATTCTTGGCATATTAACTGTAGGTTCTGTTCCCAGTATCTTTTCAGTGTAAACTCTGCTTTGCCCTCGATTCTTTTGGTAGCAATATACCTGCGTAACATTCCTACAGCACTATTGTCTACCACCGATAGTTCTGTTGTTCGTTCCTGGACTTCATAACGATTCAGTTCGATCGTAAGCGCATCTTGCACTATATCCAGTGTCTCCTGATCCACTTTGCTCTTTAATACTTGCATTACTGATTGTATGATCATTTGCCTTGACTCCATTATCAGCACCTCCCGTACCTTAATTATAAAGCATAGGTACAGATGCTAAACACGAAGATAAATAATAAAAATGTTACATTAAAAACATATAATGGTGGCGGATATTTGCAAACTGGACAAACATATTGTATATATAACGATAGCTTTTTATATCTCCATATTGGATTTAATTCACTTACTGCTTCTGGTATACAAAATGGGACAGTTCTTCTGACCTTACCAGTAAAAGTATCAACAAATAATCAAAATATTGGTATTATTGGTTCGGGAGATAACAAAGCTCTTATTTGCGCAGTAGGCGTTTCATCAAATGGCTATAATATTGTTTGTAATGGGTTTGTATCAGCAGGTAATTATATAGCAGATTTAATGTTTATACGAGCATAAATTATATTATGATTTAAAAGTTATATATTTAGCTTGTGTCCACATACTGAGTATTCGAACAGATTTACCAGTTTCAATGTTACCCGTAAAATGCACTATATGAGTAGAATTTTGCTTACTTACAGCAACTATACTAACTGGACAAGCGTTCCAATCCGCATTAGTAGCTCCTATTAAGTAATAATCATTGTTAGTATCTGGTGGATTAATATAGATATGTCTTGCTCCAGTACCTTTATAAACTTGATTTACAAAAGTTATCTTCGTGTTTAATGTATTAATGCCTAGCTTGTCTTTCAGGTATGTAAATAATTGTGAGAACGATATTTTTTTTAATACATTCCCTTCTCCAACTATCAATGTGTCACTTTCTGCCGGCGTTGCTTTCGAAGCCAGTGCCGACATTAATATTGTTTTTAATGATTCTGCCATATAATCACCTCTATTCTTTCACTCTCAGCATCGAACCATCAGAAGTGGCAAGTGCTGAGCCATCACTTGTGCCTAATACATACTGGACATTCCGAACATCAACAGCAATCGCATATTTCGCCCCTGTCTGAACTGATGTAGGGCTTATGCTTGCACCGGCTATATAAATGTTTGCATCTGCCATGCATGTCACCCTTTCACTTTGATTTTATAATTATCTACCCACGTTTCATCTGCAATTTTATATATGAATCTCAGACAATAGATTCCTGTTTTTTGTGGCTCAATTAACGCATCTAGCGTATGCTCGTTGATATTGCAGTTTCCTTGATCTTCTACAGTCTCTGTTTCAGCATCTGTATCAACGAAAATCAATTCGTAATCCGCTGAAATGATGGAAAAAGGGATGTCTACACCGCATACCGGCTCTACTTTACTTTTAAATCGGATTTTTTCTCCAAAATCCATTATTGTATTGCTATCTACGTATCTAATTGCCATGTCCTCTCTCCTTTCAGCATGTTTTATGTCCGCTGAAACATTGCTTTACAAGCTCTGCCGTCAGCTGGCTCAGATTCAGCAATGAGCTGTACTCGATGTTCTCTGATTCTGCCGTATATCCTCTCGGAACGAGCTTTCCAGCAATCTCGTGCCCTGATATCAGAAACAGTACAGTGGCGGTATAAGCTGTCAAGCCACCACTACTTTCTGCATAGATTTCTATGACATACTGTCCATCTCTATTGGCAGGGACTATTGCGTCCCAGATTTCGAGATCCGATCCCTCTCGTCTCTGGAACTCAATAGCGAACTCATTACACGAGCCGTAAACCCTCGTAATCATCATTCATCAGTTACTGTGACAGAGATCACATAAGTTTTGCCTGCATCGACCGGATTAGGCGTTACGCTTGCGGCTGTAATCTTTGGTGGGTTCGGATCATACTTGACAATTCTAGTAATGGTTGTTGTCTTACCGGCACTGTCTTTTGCAACGATAGTAATTGTATTTGAGCCTGCGGACAATGTGACCGTAGTGCTGAATGCTCCGTTGCTACCAACCGTTACAGGTGTACCGTTGATCATTACTGTAACAGGAGATGACGTTGCATCATTGGTTGTACCTGCTACAGTAATTGTGCTCTTGTTGGTAACGTATCCATCAGACGGAGAGGCTACGCTCAACGTCGGCGGTACGGTATCGATCTTGAATGTTACAGATTTCTGCGTAGCTGCGTTGCCATCGTAATCGGATGCATCAAACCTAATGGTATGAGAACCATCGGTAAGAGCTGTTTTCGGTATGTACGAACAATTGTAACCACCGGTTACGGCGGTCTTTGTAATGCCGTCAGTAATCTTGCTTCCGGAATCGATTGTGATACCGATAGTAGACGGATTAACACCAGAATCATCATCTGTAACAGTCCATGTGATAGTTGGCTTGTTGTTGACAAGTGTTGCAGATGCTGTTGGATTTGTGACTGTAATTACCGGAGCGACCTTTTCTTTAACGGTTAATCGCAGGGAACTACCGATTGCGGAATCTGTTGCATCTTTGGTGGTCACGTTTCCAGCATCGTCCGTTGCCTTGATTGTTATTCCGTAATAATGTCCGCTCTGGCTGTAACTGGACTTATTTGGAGCTGTTACTGTAGCTTCATATTTGCCCGTATTACTGTTAAAAGTAAGGGTGTAAGTCTGTCCATTTACAATAGCTTGTACTTGCTTTACTGACATTTATGTACCTCCATTTCATAATTCATTCTATATTTAACTTTTCGCAAAGTTTATTAATAAGTTTCTCTTGTTGGTCAATTTTCTTTTTCTGTGCTTTTAGCATTGCAAACATTGCTGGAATCATGATACGCTCGTTCCAGTCCTCAACAAGTCCGTTTTGATGCCGAGTAGATTCTGGAAAGAATGCTTCTACATTCTCAGCAATAAACATCGGGATATATCTTCCTTCATTCTCGTCCCCTTTAACTAGATATCCCTTTTTGTATTTCGCCCACGTTGGTTCGATATTGTACCATTCTTCAATTTCTTGCTCTGAAATATTGTTTCCAATATCTTTATAGCGTTTCGAGGATGAAGATTTCAGCATCAGCTGTTTGTATCCTGTACGTCCATCCCAACAAATAGTATTTGATGATGTCGTATACTCCATGTTTTCTATCTTTGGCGATTTTGCAAAAGATGCAGAATTAGTAACAGTTAAATCTCCAAATGTACCGGTATCAGCCGATACCTCTGTGGCATATACGTTTAGACTGTTATCCTTCCAACTGATTCCCCAATTTTCACTATTTTCAATTTCAATATCTACTTCATCGTCAAAGAACTTCTTGATATCAACAGGGAATATTCCATCGCTTGAAAACTGTACACCTGTATATTTCATGTATTTTGAATTTTCTTCGTAGCTTGTAAATACAGTATATCCAGAGCGATCAATTAATCCTTTAACAGCATTGCTGGCATCTTTAATTTTCAGATAACCGTTCCCATTCTTTTTGCCGCCCAAGGTAACTGTTCCACCAAGAAGAGCATCAAGGCTGACGTAGAGACGCCCATTGCTATAATATAATCCCTTCCAAGCCCCGTCATTAGTCAGAATGCTAACTATTTGCTCCTGCGTCAAATTGTCTATATCAATAACGACCGCCACGCTCTGCATATCCATCAATGTCGTAGTACCACCGGATGCATATAATTTACATCTAACATTCGTCACATCTCTAGGAATACCAATGGTTGAACCATTAGAACTTGCTACTGTCTGACCAGATCCATTTGTCAAAATAGAATACAAATAGTGTGTCACGGTATCCTCATCGGTTGAACTAGTATAAATGGTATTCCAAGTGTTTCCGTCAGCAGTCTCTTCAACAACGAATCTGCCTTTATAAGGCACTCTAGTAGCTGACTTTCCGTCACGATAATACGCTTTAAATGTTATAAAGTTTGGACTAATTGTCTTGTCAGAGCCACGTTTCAAGACGTTACATGATGGCTCAACCATGTATGTTCTACCAGGTTCACCATCTTTTCCATCTTCTCCCTTTTTCTGCTTAGAAATCGTGAATCTTTTTGTTACTGACAGATTGCTGAGATATGTTGCTCTGATGTCTATCCATCCATTGTCTGCCGATAGCCCAGTAACATTGTAGATATGTGTTGCATCACTCCAAGAGCCTGTGATACTGTCGGATTTTGTGATTGTATAACTACAATCGTCTGTAATATCCGATGAGCCATACATTACAGTAGCTTTGGTAGATACCTGTGGAAATACTGCGATATTGCCATCTGCATCAGCCGTAATCGTCTGCATTTCGTTTGATAGCTGCAAAGTCATGTTTTTAGCAAGAGCTGCTGCTTCAAGAGCTTTGTTTGCTGTGGTATCATCAGTATATTTATTCAGTTTCTTCCAGTCAGATGACGCATACACACTTCCTTTTGCTCTTGCTACAACACAAGTGAGGATATCTCCGCCGTCTTGAGACCATAAATCTCCGATATCATACGGCGGTGAAGGCCGTATAACAAACGTCCTTCTCTTGCCGTCTGCGGTGTCTTGCGCTTTCTCAGCTTGTGCAAGTGCTTTGGAAATGTCGTTGTCTTGAATCATCTGCCATTTCCATGTTGCACCGTCCTGCATAAACCGATACGCGTAGCCAGTGCTCTTCCAGTAAAAAAGATCACCTTCGTGCTTTTTGCGTTCTTCTGTACTTGTCCATTCAGAAGCCGGTTTGTTCTGCAAAGACGGTTCGTAATCATAGAAGAAGGACTCAATCTGTCCATCAATCTGTGCTTGTAATCCAGCCAATGAACCTGTTACTGTGTCAGCGTAATCAGCTAATTTACCATCTGAATAATCTTTGCTCTCCTGAAGATTGTCGGATAATGCTTTTGTGGCTGTTTTGCCACCGATAACAACTGAATCACCACTGATTATTACTTTTTTGGTATCCATATCAACCTGGAAGATTATGTTTCCATCGCTATCTCTGACAATCAGTGCGCCTGTGTCAATATAATCAGCATTGATACCATGTGCGTACAGAATTTTTGCTATCAAATCGCCTGTCAGAAAGAAACCGTAAGGATATGTTTTGCCACCATCATTGGATACGCCAATGGCTTCTGCTGTGAATTTAATTACATTTTTTGATTCTGCAAGTGTAGGCTTGTCATGCAGATATGTAATAGTACTGCCATCTTCCTGTGCGACTGATGTTTCATATAATCCAGAAGAATTTTTTAAGGTTTCTTCTAATTTCTTTACTGCTTTTTCTCTAGCTGATTGTTCTTTTTTAACAAGTCGTCTTGCCTCTACGATTGCCTTAGTGGATTCTGACTGGAACTTGCTCTGCCCTCTGATAGGGTCGTCGGCTTGAGTTTTTACAGTAGTCTTTCCATTAACGGAACAAGAAACGTCCGTCAGCGGAGTTATATATCTGTTCCATTTGCGATCATAAGTATATGCCATATCTCCAAACTCAATGAGTGGGTTATATACAAGTTCTCCCGACATGTTACGGAATTTAGCTCCAATTATGGAATCGCCAATTTGAGCAGCTACCGTGTCCAAGTCCGAATCCGCAACAAGGTCGTTCTCCAATTTAAGAACATATCCTGTGCTTCCGTACATGGCTTCATTTTCTCTATTTTTTAGCTTGATTCCAGTAATCACAATATCATCACTAGAAACGGTTGGACTTGTAAAAAAGTCTTTGAGCTTTTCGGATGTGTCAGCTGCTGATTCGATCAGTGTCAAGAATCCATCACTATCAATTGTCCAGTTCCCTGTCGGACTGATAAAACTTTCTGAGTCAATACTTGCGCCGCCTTTAAATGTTACATTTCCATCAGCGTCCACTACTGCGTTGTAATCTTCTTGTACATTGGAAAAATCCCATCTGATAAATCGCAAGTATCCTCTGCTGTCCAGGCGAGCGTTCGCAGTCTCAAGCATTGCTGCCCATCCGAACAACTGACGAAACGTCATGTTTTCCGGAATCTCTGACACGATCAGATTTCCATGAGCCATGGAGACTTCTGACGGAATACCAAGAGTCTCACACGCATCTCTAACAAGAGTCTCTATTGACTGTGGCAGAACCAGATGAGATATATAAGTTGCGTTCGTTTTATACATATCGTCCAAAGCGGTAAAACTAAGGATTTCGCCATATTGTTCTGGTGTCGTAATTGTATAAATACCTTTATCAATGGTTTCGACTCTGTCTTCTGTCGCTGCTTTTGTTGCCAGAATCGCACCGCCACTCTGATCAAGAATTGGGTCATAGTTTTCATCCAGCAATTCATCTGTTGCAGCTGGACTTGCTACGGAGGTCTGCATTTTAAGATACGCATGAACTTTTGCCATATAGAAATTATAGTTTTTCCATTGATCAGAAGTGTTGTCCAACTCCAATGTCATGGATTTACAAACAACGCAGCCAATCGGAAAGCTGCTACTTTCTGCACAATCAGAAAAAGTACAATTTTCGCCCATGATTTCGTTTTTGACTGTTTTTACAGTTCCGTCAGGAAAGGTGATTTCCACTTCCTGCCAGACTCTTTCTCCGTCCTGTAGTTTTTGCTTAAATGTATCGGATACATTAATCAAGTGGATTCACCCCCTGCATGTTAAAAGATATTTTTGATACAAATTTTAAGTCTGGCGAAATTTCTCCAATAGTTAGGCTTGCTTTTCCGACATAAAACGGATCAGTTCTCCATGCCATGTGGTAAAGGGACCAATGGTACAAATTGAAAGTTTTTCCTTTTGCGATAATTTTGAGAATTTTGTTTGCTTCTATAACTGGAACGTTTGATGCTTCATAGCTATACTGTTCGACTGTAAACAATGGAGTTAACAACGCTTTTCCGAACTGCGTACGGTTACTACCTTCTGAATAAGTTGTTTCGAGGTTATAACCCATATCTTTATCTGGCTGATAGATGGAAGCTCCATTCATCTTGTATCGTTCTGTTATACTTTTTGGAATAGTTGCCACGCTTCCACCTCCTATGCCAGTTCAAACGGATTTCTGCCGCTTGTATCACGTCTTAACTTTGCTTCATCAATAATTTCGTCAAAAATAGTCCGTCTATTAATCTGAGCTGTGAATCTGTAATCACCACCACTCTGCTGCCCTGATTCTTCGCGAACAATCTTTCTGAGCAGTGCTTCCGGTGTCTCGATGTTGTTTCCTTGCTTCTGATCTCCTAACACAGCGAGAAATTCTGATCTTGGAGGAATAACAGCACCTTTTGCAAGATATGGAATAGTTGGAACTCGCGGAAATGTAGCACTGAATCCTATTGTTTTCTTACCAAATGGAGTAGGCACTTCCCACGGTCCGAAAGAAAACGCGGATTCGATGCCGCCAATAGCTGAGTTTACAGTTCCGATCGCACGGTTTACGATACCAATTACCTTGTTTAATACATTCGTTATAGAGGCTTTTATACTTCCAAAAATATCGACAACTTTGTCTTTTGCAGCTGTAAATTTTTTTACAATTCCATCTTTAATTTTTTCAACAAGATTTCCTACTGTTGACCAAATTGCAGTCCATTTTTGATATGCGCTGGATTTGACATTATCCCAAATCGTCACAATTTTAGATGCGAGATTCTTAAGACTAGAGCTTATAGCGTTGACAAATGTTGATGTTTTATTTTTAATCCAATCCCATACTTTCCCCGCAACTTCTTTAATCTTGTCCCAGTTTTTGTACAGTAATACGCCAATTGCAATGCAAGCCGTTATTGCTGCTATAAAAATTCCACCCGGTCCGACAGCTGTCGCAATAGCTTTAATTCCTCCCATAATGCCACTAGAACCAGTCATAAGTGCAATAAGGCCTTTTATAAAACTCGCTACTGTCGTTATACTTCCTGCTATTCTTGATGCTAGCCCTGCAATTTTCGCTGCCGCGAACGCTCCGATTAGAGCTGCACCGAATGCTTCAATAATTGATTGATGATTCGCAAAGAATCCGGCCAAATCCGATACCAGATTGATTACTGTCGGAATTCCTGTTTCAATCAGCCATTTCAGCATTGGGAGGACAATATTGTTGTAAATCCATTCAAGAACGTTTCCGATAGATTCCAGAATTGGTGCAAATGTACTGGTCAGATTACTGATAGATTCCAGTAGAGGATAGAAATTAAGGTTCGCCGCCCATGCCGCTGTATCCTCTGCAATCCTCTCAACAAACTGCATAACTACCACAAGGGCATTTGCAATGTTCTGTATGATCTGCGTTCCGACATTGTTCTTGTTCCATGCGTCAGCAAAACCGGAAGCAATGTTTCCAATAGTCTTGAGGACATTCTGGGCAATTCTCAGCATGGTTTCTAGCATTGTTGTACCAGTGCCATTCGTCCAGACTTCCACAAGACTTTTACCTACGCTTACAGCGAGCTCTTTAAGTCCATCAAGTGCGGTTTTTGCCGCATTAATAGTATTCTTGCCCTCTTTTTTCCATGCGTCCTGAAAAGGTTTCCAGAGCTTCTTGAGCAGATCAGCAAGCTTCTTGGCAGAATCACTGATTTTGTCCAGCGCATTTTCTCCCTCTGCCAGACTGCCATAGTCCACACTGCCAACTGAACTCGGAAGACCGCTGTTACCTGCTCCACCACTTCCACCAGATGAAGATGGTGTGGAAGATGAATTGCTGCCAGTAGATGTGGCTTTGTGAACTTCATCAAGTGACGAAAGATAGTTTTTTGTTACTTTATTCGCTTTTTTTGTTGCTTTTGCATTGTCGTTCGTGGCATCCGCCAGTTTCTTTGCATTATCTGCCGCCTGTCCATACTGGTCCGCTGTATCTGCGATCGCGTCTGTTCCGGCAAGACCCGCTCCACTTCCGCTCGTTTGACCGGAAGATTTCTTGCCAGTAATAAGCTCCGTGAATGACTTAAATGCGTTTGCCAGAGTCGCCAGTTTGACGAGAAGAATATTGATCACTTTCAGAACAGGCGTGAAAATATTAATCAGCCCTTGTCCGACTGTTGCCTTGAGGGACTGCAACTGCAACTGCATCACTCGCACCTGGTTCGCCCAGCTGTCAGAAGTACGAATGAAGTCACCAGATGCGGCTGATAACTGTTCCTGCACAAAAGCAAAGCGGAGAGCAACTTTCTCCTGTTCAGTCATTGCAGATGTGGTCTTGCCGTAGCCATTTGCAAGTGCATACTGGTCAAGTGCCGACTGGGTCATTACCACGCCCAAATCTTTTAATGTTTCCGTTTCACCCGTAAACACTGATTTCAGTTTGATATAAGCCAAGTCCTGACTGATGTTGTAGAATGATGCCACATCACCAGTCAGCTGTGTCAGAGCCGTTGACATGTCGTAAGCCTGTGCTTCTGAGAATCCGAACGACTTAGACATTGCTCCGAACGTTCCGACATACCTTTTTGCCATTGTCTCTGATAGTCCGGCTGAGGTCATGGCATTCTTTGCGAATTCGTTCACCTTGTCTGACATGGTTGTAAATGTAACATCAACCACGTTTTGCACTTCTGCGAGATCTGAGCCAAGGGCAACGCATTCTTTTCCAAACTGTACTAATTTACCGACAGCAAATACTCCGCCGATAAGTAGTCCTATTTTTTTTACTGTGCTTCCAAGCCCGTCGAATGACTGTTTAATCGCTGATACACCTTTTTGGACACCGGTTGTGTCTAATCTGGTATCAATAATGACTGATCCATCAGCAGCCATACATTCACCTCCTAACTATTTGAGGTTTAACATCTCATTCAGCGCATCCTTGTACGCTTGCTCCTCTTCGCTGAGACGTGTTTTTATATCAATAATGTTCTTATTTTCCTGATAGAATTTCTTTTCCCATTTATCGAGCTTTTCGCCCTTTGCCTTTTTTGAACGAATTCCAACTACGGTATTAAAAAGACATTCGCCAGATTCCATAAAGTATCCAAAAAACGTCCACCAGTGCATATAAGGCACTGCTCTGATTTCTTTACCGGCAACCTTGTTTACCGCCGGAACAATCATGTCTCCATCCTGTTTCCAATCCATCAAACGGGGCTTTGGACGGTTTGGATTATCGTCAGACTGCCCGCAGTCGATGAACTCTGATGCTTTCTGACAAGCTTCATCCAGACACTCAGCCGGTATGCTTTGCCAGTCCTCAAACAGAATCTGTAACATAACAACTGCTTTCGCCTGCTCGTCCAGTTCTGGATCATTCATAGCTATGAGAATATCAATAATCGCGTGAAAATCCGTTCTGATAGAAAAATCCACCCCACTGATATTTAGTGAGGTGGGTAGCTCATAGGCGGTCATTTTGTATATTTCTCCACGTACTTATTGACTGCCGTCTGCATTTTCTTTTTTCTCTTTTCGATTTCCGGTGCGATTGCTTTTGCGATCTTGTCAAGTACGATGTAGGCGAATACCTGACCATTGCCAAATACAGTAGTCGCTGTGATCGGCTCCTTGAACAGGTCTTTTGATGCTTCATATCCGAGCAGATAGTTGATTTTGTCTTCGATCTGTTTATTCAGTTCAGCCATTTCTTTACCAGACGTGACTTTCTGGATAGACTCTTTAAGCTGTTCAAAGTATTCTGCCGTTTCTTCTGCACGTGCTGCTACATTAATGTCGGTTGGATTCAGCTTGAAAGAAGAAAAAACTTCGTCTTCATTGTTTGTGAATGTAAAAATGAGAATTCCATCATCAATTTTGGTATTAATTACTTTTGCCATTTAGCATATCCTCCTTGTGTATGTGCTTATTCACTGTCAGCTGTGAATGTACCGGAACTGATATCAAATTTTCCTTTTACACGTTCGCCAACATAGTTGACAGTAAATGGAATCTGATAGCCAGATGTGTCTCCACCGTAGGAGGTCGGCACAACATAGCATTCCTGCTGGTATGCTTCATACTTGCCTGCTGTGGCTTCTGTCCAGAGATGAACTTCAACCGCTTTTGTCTTGAGATTATCGTCTTTGAGACGTCCATCTACAATCTTCTGTAACGCTGTGAACAGGTCAGAAGTAGTGTCTGCATAGAACGGATCAGCATCAGAAGAAACTTCGTAGCCGTTATGTTTGAACGTGGATTCTCCGAGAATGTTTTTAGAGGTTTCAGTGTCCGGATTGAGTTCTACATTGTACTCTTCCAGATCCTTGCCAAGACGCTCATATTTCGGTGTCAGCCCTCCACAGAGGGAACCTGCATCAATATAATGAGCCATATATTTACGGTCAATTTTTCCTGTAACTGCCATAGAAATGTCCTTTCTGCCTATAACTTTTAAAAGGCTGTGTAGGTTAGCGACTATCTCCAATTGATAGCCGGTTGTTACTTGTTATATTACTTCATAAGTATTTTCGTAGCGTACTGACAATGGCAATAACCAGTCCTGTACGCCGTTCTCCTGCGGCTCTGTACCGTAGGAGTTTCCACGGGTTATACGTTTTATCACTCGCCCTTGCGAAAGCTCTGGAAACGCATTTAAACGTGTCTCAGTGCCATTTATGACAACTGGTTCTCTGCATATCCATTTACCGAGATTATCCAAAAATTTCTGAACAGATAATTTCTGCCTCTCCTTGTCGGATGCTGTTCGGTATACCACATAAAATGGATACTGGCATACCTGATGCATTACGCCACAAACATCTTCTTTTTCTGAATAGATCAGCGCCCCGTTGTCTGCTGAAAACGCAATTCCCGATTCTTTGCCAAGTTCCTCGAATTTGATTATTTCATTGTCGTGTAGTCCCGGATACTGGTTTAGAAGTGCTTTCATGGCGTCTGTCAGAATGTCATATCCGGTTGCATCTACTCCGATAGGTTTATCTGCCATGTCTGCCACCTCCTGCCTGTGCTTTTACTTTGCGAAGCCATGTACTGCCGTATTTTCGTTTAGCGGCATCGAACCATTCAGCTTGTACCTGAGTATGCGGTGATTTTGTATATTGAAGATTCTCCTTTGCGTTCGTCTTGCCAGAATACTGACTCACAAGAACCTTTTCCGCATCGTGTCTTGCCCATGTGCTACCTGTTGCGGGGTCGACCATGGTTTTTCCAAAATAAAGAAAACGTCCATATGGTTCTGCCGCCGCACATACAAATCCAGTCCCTTGCATCGATGTACTTTTGGCTCTTGTTCGGTCAATAAAATCTCCCGAAATCATTGGCATAAACTCTATCATACTGTCCATAACCATTCCATCAAGGAGGTACTGGGCTTCTTGATACTGTCTGGAGAATCTATCCATATTCAGCTTGATTTTCATATCTCCGTCAACTACGGAGAATCCTTTGAAATGATGAATTTTGCTCATATTACTTACCCAAAATTTCAAAATGCGGAATCAGTGTATACGGACCGCCTACACTGGTAATCTTAAACACATTATCCTTGTTCTCATTCATGTACTGGTAGAATCCATTCCGATAATCACTGTCAATTACCGTTCCACCAGTCCACTCACCTTCCCAGAAAAACGATTCGTCTGAGAATGTGATAGTATCTTCCAGAGCGTTGTTAATCTGCTGTTTCCACTCTTTAGGCGGTACATATGGGAGAATCTTATCATTCCTGTCAGCAATGGTTATATCGCCGTTCTGGACGGTATATCGGATGTGTAACTGTGCGTTGTCTGTTGCGTCTGGCCCGTACTTTTTAAGGATTGCCCCCTTATCGGTAACGAGGTCGACACCGGATAAAACATGAGGATACCAGTATGCATCTCCTGTCGTGGCACTTTCGTAATAGTTGAAAAGTGTAATTTTAGACGAATACATGATACCCTCTCCTTAATTATTCTTTCTGCACTGTCTGCTTAATAACCTGATTCACGCCAGTGGCCGACAGTCCATTAAACATACCGACCGCAACTGCTGTGATATAATCCGTTGCCGGGAAATCCGGGATAATTCCCATTCCGACTGCTCCGAGAATTCCACCAGTAACTGCCATGATTACTGGAATCCATTCATCAGAGATTCTTTTTGATGCTTTACAGCCCATTCCTACGATGTAACAGATCATCACGATTGCTACACATGAGCCTAATGTTGAAATGTCCATTATTTATCACTCCTTAATGCCTGAATAGCACTCATAAAACCGGCAGTATTTTTAGCCATTTTCGCAATGTTTTCAGGCTTTTTAAGTTCTTCAATAGTTTCATGGAATGCCTGTTTCACTTCGGGGTTTTCTCTAAATATCTTTTTCATATTTTCTCTTGAGCACTCAAGACAAATATCTGTACTCCAATGTGGTTTGAGTTCTTTCCCGCATTGTCTGCATTTCATATTCACACCCCCGCATAAAGAACTGGTATTCCATCATCCGTCCTTACTCCCATCAGAAGCGGTAAAGCTGTCTTAAGAAGCAAGTCGTTCGTTTTCTGTACATCTCCGGCGGCGGCATACACTGCACTCCATTCCTTTGCACCTGATGCTTTCTGCTGTGGCGTTGCATAAGAGATGGATTCACTGCCAGATGATACAGATGTTACAATGCCTGTCGTGCTACCACCGGACCCGATTGCGGTTGACGTACCGCTCACAGCGGCATTGGTAGCATTCTTCTCAGCAAGCTCAATCTGATACATTAATTCAGTCAGTGAACAGACCGCCTTTTTAATACGTTTCTGTGAACGCTTATCAGCTGGCAGTCCGTCCACCAAATTATTAAATGTCAATGTATCAATAAAATCGCTGGCTCTGGCTGCCAGACGATCAAAGTCAGCTTCTGGCACGACATTGCCATAATAGGATTCTGTGTAAAAATCATAATCTGCATAAGCCATGCCAGCTACCTCCTAATCGATCATCATTTTGCTGTTACGCTTGCGCTTCCGGCATTCAGTGCCTTGTATGTTCCGTCACACTCAACCACTGTGATTTTCTGCCCGGTTGCCGCTGTGATATCGGCTTTTCCATCCCAAGTACTCCAGTTTCTGAGATTCTGTCCGTATCCAACAGTTACTGCTTCTGTTGCAACTTTGTATTTATATACGTTGTTGACATTTTCCTTAGCCGGATTTACAGTGATTTTTGTATCACCACTCTCTGTCCCAGCCACGGAATTTACTGTCAGAGTACCAAGTGTTGGTGTTTCATCAATGGTGATTACTGCGATTGCATCAATGTACTCCGCAAAAAGAGTAAGTCCCATAACTGCGAACGCTTCGGACACTGCTGTGTGGTAGTTACCCTGTGTATGGAATCCGATCAGGTTTGTCTCGCCAGATACGGTGTATACAAGACCTGCTCTTGCGAAATCAGATTCGTTCGGGTCAACATAGTACAGGACGATGTTATCAACAGGAGTAGCGATAACCTGTCCTCTCGGGATTTCACTGTCAGACAGTAAAAAGATTGTATTGAATCCCATAAAGTCTTTCATGTACTGGAAGCCGAACTGGTTCTGAATAGTGATCTCAGCTGCTCCGAGATATTCATATACGTCCAGAATGTTCACAAATCCAACAACGCCAGTCACATTTCTGTGCATCTGTTTGAATTTGTTTTCAACACGGCCTTTAGCCATTGCCAGAGCCATCTGGAATGTAGTTTCTGTGGAAGTAAGTGTACCGGTTTTCAGATAATCATAGAATCTGCCGGTAACATCAGTCTGAAGCTGGAAAAGGAACTCGTCGTCAGTCATCTGAACAGCGTTCTCGTAACCGTGATCCTTGATTGCTTCGATAGATACAGCCTTTGCGTACTTCTCGATAGTCATTTCCGCATAGTTCTTTTCTTTTACAGTAAACTTGCTGTAAGGGATTTCCTCACCCTCACCAACATTTCCGCTCTGCAAAGTACCCTCTGCGTATTTGGACTTGAGTACAGCACCTGGCTGTTTTTTGATAGGTCTCATGATACCCAGAATATCGCGTAAGTGCTGCCAGTTTCTTTCGAATCTGGTAACAAAATCAATCTCACGTGCTGTGACCTGAATATCATTAGTCATAATAAGATTTGTTTTTGCTGGCATAAAAAAATCCTTTCTACCCATAATTGTTAAGGTATTGGGTTAGCGGCTATACTCTGGCGTATAGTCGGTGTAAAAAATCACTGGAATAACTGGATATTCTGAGCAATTGCAGCCTGTCTCTCGGACGGGTCTTTGATTGCTTCGATATCTTTCTTGGTCATACTTCCCGGTGTCTGCTGATGTCCAATCCGCGCTGTTGCAAATCTCGCCTGTTGCTGCTGAGCCTGCCGTTGACTTTCATCTACAAATGTATCAGGTTCATCCTGTTTCATCTGTTCAAGTAAATCATTAAGTCCAAGAATCTTTCCGTCCTTAAGCTTAAGACCAGCTGATTTGATATCAGCAGTAACAGATCTTTTAGCTGCTGGAGATGAAAAATTAACATTTTCCAATGCAGTTTTAAGAGCATCGTCAAAATCTCTTTCGTATATTTTCGCATTGAATTCTTTCTCCGCATCTGCCGCTTTCTGTTTCCAAGTCGCTAACTCGGTCTTGACATTTGCCGGGTCAATGCCGTCAAAGCCTTTTAAGGTTTCTTCTGCTGTCTCAGCACGTTCTTTCCAGTCATCACGTTCACCTTCGACTTTCGACAGAGTTTTCGCTACTTCTTTAGCATTCTTGTAATGCTCAGAGAGTGCTTTCTTTACATCTGCCTGTTTATCCTCCGGGATTTCAATTCCAAATGATTTTAATGTGTCAATAAGTTTCTGCATATACATCCTCCTGGTCGTGTTTATTGACCTGCCGCCGCAGGTAAGTGGATTAAGCCAGTTAGACCACTGGCAGGGTAAGCGGAACTTCCAGAGTCGAACTGGAAAACTTGTATCTATAGATATTTGTCCTATAGCCGATAGGTTCCACATAACCCGGATTCCCGGGTTAGCAAGGTATTTTACGTGCTATGCCTAAACACGGGACGTTCGGGCTACGTCAACACCGCCTATACGGTCGCACACCTCTGCACGGGTTGGATTTCACTGTTCAGTTATATGCTCACAAGGAGGTATGCCGCCATGCACTAACGGCAATGGTACGTGTCGGAAATTGCATCCGCTTTTCAACCTCCAGGTTCCGCCCGAACCTGTTTCTGTTAAGGACACGCGCCTAAGAAAGGAGGAATCAATGAAAAAATGTCTATGTCAAGTGGCTACAACCACTTACGAATCTTCCTTATGAATACATTTTACCACAGAACCTCCAAAAAGTTGTGGTACATGTTTTGACTAATTAGAGCATATCACGGAGCTTTTCCACGTATCTTTTAACAAGATCACGTTCCTCCCGGCACTCCGCATCCTTGGACATATCGCTCATTTCTGTTGTGAGTTCGTCCAGATGTTCTTCCAGAGCGGCAAGCATCTTCCTCTTACAGTCCTCAGATTTGCCAGAACGATAGCTCTGTTTCTGTGTCATGTAGTCATCGTAAGCGTCTCGTCCGTCAGAACGGCTGTAATGCCCTCTGACATAATGTTCCCCACGTCTGGCATAAGAACTGCCTCTGTCGTAATCCGGCATCATTCTGCCATCATTTGAGCTATATCTCCCCATGCTGTCGCGCTTTCTTCCACGTTCGCTGTAATCGTCATTGTAGCCACCACGCATCTCATCAAGGACAGTATTGTAATATTCCACTTTCTTGTCCCAGTACTGCGTATTCTTGATATCTTTATACATATCAATCAGTTTGTATGTCATTTCCAGATTTCCAGTGGTCAGCCCACTGTCAGCAATTTTGGACAGTTCGTCTTCAATTCTTGCACATAAGTCTTTAATGTCTCTCATAATCACACCTCCTATGCTTCTCTGGTCACAACAATGTTTGCGTTCGCAACAGAAACAGCCTGATCGCTTGTGTTCTCTACTGCGATATTAACGCAACATCCGCGAGGTACATCAATATAGATACCAGAGGACACATTGTTATACTGGTCTACTGCTGCCGGTGTGGAAATCATCTGTGAAGATAATACAGGCTCGCCAGAGATTGCAATAGCCAGAGAAATAGCTCCGACAGTACCGCCTGTTGGAATTGCGATATTACCAGAAAAATCCACGAAGAATCTAGCCTTGCACTGGTTAGTAAGTCCTCTCAGCGTAATGATTCCACTTCCCTCCCTGTGTTGAATGCAGTTAGAACCTTTGACTGCTGTGTTTGAAAATACTACGTTTCCATTTGCTGCTACAGTCTGAGCAGCTACATTTGTAAATTCTGCCATAAAAATACTCCTTTCATATCACAAAAGGACAGGTCTCAGCCTGCCCCTCTGTGTAATACGGCATAAGCCGACATCCGAATCAATCGAAAGATACTCTCGATATGAAGTTGTTAACAATTACATCCGGTGTTGCATCCGCATCCGTAATATGTGTTCGGATTAGGAACCTGATATGCCGGAATCGGTGCTGGATTAATCGCATTAATGAGCTGCTGTGTCTGAGAAGCCATTGCAGTTGTGAGAAGCGCACTCTGGCGATCCTGAGAAGCGGCACGTCTGAGGTCGTTATTTTCAGCCTGGAGATTGGATATCTTCTCGTTGCACAGGTAATCAAGGATTGCCCTTGTTCCGGCGTTCTGGCTGTCGATAATGTCTCTTGTGTTACTGTTCATGGTGTTCTGCAATGCACAGGTATTCTGTGCCATGTTGTAGTTTATGCCCTGGATTGCTTCTCTGGTTTCGCAGCAGCAGTTTGCAAGCTGTGCCTGGAGTGCATTGGTATTCTGCATATTTGCTACAGTGTCAGCATTAATAGCCTGCTGAATGCCGAAACCAGTCTGCATGATGTTTGTGTTGATTCCGTTAAATCCGGTAAGCATACCGTTATTCATAGCATAGAAGCCATCACACAGGCCGCTATTGATTCCGTCAAGCTTGCTGATTACAGCGGAATTGTCGAATCCTCTCTGAATATCTGCCTGAGTAGCTGCTGTAGCTACATATCCTCCGCCGTTTCCATTATTGCCCCATCCGTTGTTTCCCCATCCGAAGAAAGCAAAAATAAATAAAACAATAATCCACCAGCTGCCATCTCCACCAAACATGCCGTCATTATTTCTGCCGTTTCCAGTAGCAGCGGCAATATCTGCTAAGCTATAATTTCCATCCATAATATAATCTCCTTTTTGTGTATTTACATCAATCTGGCCAGATTGTAATGTACTATTTCATTCCTTTCAACATGCGCTGGAATTGCCCTGCCATCTGTTGAACTTGATTGAGCTGCTGTTGAGAAATCTTTCCAGACTGCAACATTTTCTCGACTTCTGCTTTCGGATCTCCCTTAAAATTCTGTTTAAACTGCATAAACTGTTGTATCATCTGCATTGGTCCGTTTCCCTGCGGCATCCCGCCGCCAAGTGCGTTAAATAATGGATTACTCATCTGCATTTCCTCCCTTTGTCGCTGATTCCTGTACGGTATTAGCCCTAACAGGTTCAGAAAATGAATTTAATCGGTTTATGATAACTTCGTATTTGCCTTTCAAATCATCGTATTCCTGTCGAGTAACATATTTACTGTCCATGTTCTGAACAGGCTGCTTAGGCGGCATCTGAGAACCTACCTCGTGGTATTCAAATGTCCGCAGTGGTTGTGGCATACCGGATACATCTGTGGATTTTATGTAGAACTTTTCACTTTCGCTGTCCATCAGCAAAACACTTGTCCCGGGTGCTACCAGATAGGATTTTGCGCCGACTTCGCCGGATACCCACAGGATACCGCTATTATTCTGCTGTGGTTGCTGTACTGGTTGAGTTGGAATCTGGACAGGCTGTTGCTGGAACTGGTTCATCTGCCCAGGAACGCCAAAGCTATATTGATAAGGATTGTTATATAATGCCATCTTATACACCGCCTTTCTGATTATATTTTTACATAGATATATCAATCTAAAAAGTTCGAAAAAGTGTCAAAAAAGTATTGACATATCACTCACTGGGTGGTATTATAATATCAACAAGAGGAAATAAGGAATCATTTAGGAGGTAATCATTATGAAGTATAACAAATCAGAAATCATGAAAAATGCATGGAGTATCGTAAGACAGTGTAAATGTACTATTTCTGTAGCACTTAAAAGAGCATGGGAAAAAGCTAAAGAAGATCTCAAGCTCGCAAAGCTTGGCAAATATTTCAATACTTTCCTTGATGGATGCGAAGTTCTTTTTAACCTTGGAGACGGAGTTGTTTCTGGAAATACTTTTAATTGTAGGAAAACTTTAAAAGAATTTGGGCTTAAATGGAATCCAGACGAAAAATACTGGTATGGAAGTCCTGAGAAAGTTGAAGATATCGTGAGATATCGCGTTTTATAATAAAGGAGGATTAAAATGAAAATACAAGGAATCGGAGTCATTAGTAAGAAGGTAGCGATAAAATCATTGGGGCTTGATCGAGACAAAGAAGGCCGTGAAGCTCTTAGAAAAGGGATGTTTACAGCTGAAGAAATCGGAGCAATGTACAAACTTGAACAGGTCAAAAAGGCATGCAAAATTGGAGATTGTGTTGAAACCTTTGCGCGCAATTACAATCGTATCCCGGATGACCTAAAAGAAAATCTCACGCCGCAGGAACTGGCAGAGCTGGTTGAAGCGTTTTATAAATGTTATGGAGACGGAAAAAATGCAAAGTAAAAAGAGCTAAGCATGCAAAACTAGCTCTTTATACCTAAAATTATTATTTCAATCCGTGGTGCCCGGAATCGTTAGGCACTCCGCTTACAGAACATCCCTCTGTAAGTGACAAAGCCATTATACCACGAAGGTAAAAATATAGTCAAGGGAGGATAATAAAATGACGGGCGAAGAAAGGATTAAGCAATTAGTTGAAAAAGGATGGAAAATAGTAAAAGACGAATCTACGTGGTGTCGTTATGTGAAATTAGAACAGGAAGTACCGAGAAAAAGCCGAGATTCGTTCGGAAATTCCACTGGTGAAGACTGGATGCAGACGATACATAGACAGGTTACCATTTTTGACGATGGCGATTGGGAAGAAACGAGAGGTTAATATATGGATGTAAAGGAATTAAGGAATTTTACAAATCTGAGCCAGCAAGCTTTTTCTGAAAAATATGGTATTCCTAAAAGAAGCATAGAAAACTGGGAGAGTGGCAAGCGAACTCCACCAGAATATGTTATAAAGCTACTTGAAAGAGCTGTAAAAGAAGATTTTTGTTAAAAAAATGGGAGAGGGTAGAAAATCCTCTCCTTACTTTTTAGCATACTTTAATTATTTTATTATTCACCCTCCGGCTTAACCGCTTTGCTGTTGATATGCTCACATTCATCTGCTCAGCACAGTATTCGAGAGTGCGTTCCTGGCATCTCAACCGGAACAGTCTTTCTTCGTCCGGTGTGAAATTGCACTCTATCAAGAACCTGTCTATATCTTTTTTCGTGAACACATATAATTTCATGAGCATACCCCTTACTAATGCTAACGTTGATTCTGTGCAAGATAATTTGTAAGCTTCTGTTTTGTTTTTTTTAATTCCTCGACGTTATTTCCACTAATCTGACTGTCCAACATTGTTGATAGCACTTCCAGAATCAATGAATCACGTTCTGCGATTCTCCGAAGACTTTCATAATCTCGTCTATCATGTTCTTCCAGTGTCTCTACTCGTTTATTAAGTCGGAATGCCGGGGTAATCCATTTAAAGATTACGGCTGCCGCCCCTCCGACAATAGACACCCCTCCGCAGATAGAGAGGAAAATCTGTACAAATTCTGATATGCTCATTTAGCTACTCCTTTTCCCAGTAGTATACCGGGATCTCATTACCACTATCCCATGTATCGTAATATTTGCCGTCTTGTACTGTCACCACATGACCATCTATGCAGAGGATATACGTACCTATCGGATGGTCTGTACAAAAGTCGTTGACTGTATAGATATATCGCTCTGATTCTTCAATCAGTTTGCGTCTGTATCCATGCTTGTAGAGATACGCTCCCCAGACATAATTTGCACTCGGCATATCTGACAGAGTACATGCCTGTATCATTAATCCGGTAAAAACCGTTTCCCAGTCGAAGCCGGTTGCTTTACATATTGCCCGAACAGCACAATCTCCGACTCGATTTCCAGCAGGATTCGGATTGTAATATTCCCATCTATCCATCAGTCAATCCCCTTTGCTGTCTTATATCGTTTTGCCGCTCCTCTGGCTTTTGCGGCATTCTGGTGGTTCCACTTAGCAATCATGAGTCGGTCTTGTAGCTCCCTCAGGTCGTTCTGCTTGCAGTAAGCCTTGTATGCAGCATTTTGCTTCTGCAAAAGATAAGACTTCCGGTCAAGGTCTTGCTGGAGTGCAAATCTCGTCTGTTCGTCCTTGCAGTTGTCAACCGCCGTTTGCATTCCAAGGACTTCTCTCTTTGCCTTTCGGATTCTTCGCTCGTAAGTACGTTGCCGCTGTTCCTTTTCGTACTGCTTTCCCTTGTTGGCTTTGTCCTGCGCTGATAGTTCTGCATAGGGATTAAATTCTCCATCACTGGCTCCAAAACTATGCCGACAATTGACCCCTGACAGTCCACTTGCCGTTCCATATCCGGTCAATGAGAACGGTGGAAATTTCTTGCTCTTGCCAGAACGAGAGTATATCTTGCCTTGCCACCATGAGTGATTTCCGGGATTCTGACCACCGTCACCCGTTCTGGCTCCCATGTGCGCGCTGACCAGAACTAAATCCCAGTTCATTTCTTCCATGCGTTTTAGGGATATATCTCCGGTAGCCTGTGCCACACCAGTTCTGACAGAACGCGCGACTGCTGTTTCAATCGTATCTTTTCTGCCAGATGGATATGTGACAGTAACACCATCACTCACAACGTTATTAACTGCTTCTTTAATAGCTTGTGTATACCCGACTGCCCCAGACATTACATGATTATATGCAAGGTCACATTGCTCGATATAGAGCCTCTGAGCGGCGCTTGCGGTTGTTCTTGTGAAGTTCTTCCACTCGCCCATAGTCGCAAGCATATTTCGCTCCATGAGCCTTATCATAGCCGGTGACTGTTCGAGCGGTACAGGGCTTAATCCTGCCGCCTTATATACCTTATCATCATAGTTCATTGCAGTGATTCCGGCATCTTCAAACGCTTCAAGAAGTTCCTGCTGTTCACGTTTGGTGCATTTGGATAATTCTGCCAGAATGTCCTCTAACAGTTCACCGGATTCCTGTAGTGTTCTGATTCTCCACGCATCGGCATTAGTCAGAATATAATCTTCACCTCTGCCGATTCTTGCCACCATTCTCGACACGATCTCAGAGATGATATATTGATGCAGTTCTTCGGCAATCTGCTCACTGCCCTCTGTTATTCTACGTAAATATTCTGGACTAAGCATAATATATCACCTCTTTCGATAAAAGTCGTGGTACATGTTTTGGCCCTTTTGATGGTTAATTAAAGCTATGACTAAATATCAGATAAAATTAGTCATAGAAAGTTATAGATTAGTCATAGAATTTAGTCATAAAGCTTCCATCAGTTAATTATTTTCCGCTTTCGGTTCTTCTTCCTTATTAATATCCATCAACTCATTGTACTGCTCCTCTGTGATTCTCCCAACTGCAAAAAATACGTCAATCTTGTTCTTGAGGTCGTCTGTGAGACCGTTTCTTTCTTTGAGTTTTTTGAGTGTTCTATATAACATATGTCATATCTCCAATTCTGTTAATGCTACTGCATATTCACTGTTGACATAGGCTTCTGCTATCTGTATGTCCATGTCGTAGATGTAGTCACGGTTATCGTTAAGTTGCTTTTTGACATAGTTCCACCCATTTGCCATGCTTATTGGATAGTTGAATACTGTATATCCGTCCAACTGTTCTGAAGTGACGCTGATGTGTGTAGTCGGATAATATGTTGCAAGTGCTGTAAATGCGGTGATTTGTTCTGTGGTGAGGTCGATTTCCTGCGGCGCTGCTAATAACCATTCGGTTTTATCTACAATAGATTGTGTATTATCTAACTTAGAAGAATCAACCATCCTTATCAACTTCCCACGTTCCACATCCACATAATCCGCAATATACTGCTGACCGTCGATTGTGACGTTACCACCTGATTCTACAGGGATTGCGTTGAGAGTATACGGCAGGGTGACGGTCTGTTTGTGGTAGGGTTCGAAATCATCGTAGGTGGCATCTGGGTATAGGGAAGCATCTACGATCATTGGTTTGAAAAGAAGATTGTTACAATTAATTCCAGTATTTATTCTAATTCTTATGAAAAAATTTTTATCAGCTTTTATATTTTTACCATCACCTGTATCATATCCATAAATCAAATTATTAGTTCTTGCTTGTAATTCGTAAGACGCATCATGAGCTCCCCCAACTGGACACCCTACAAGTCTAAATGAACTACAAGACACGTCCTGTGCAATATCAAATGTTGTTATCGTTGTAGTGGTCCCATTCAACGTATACGTTCCATCTCCATTTGCAGTACAAGTAACACCATTCACTGTAGTAGTCTGCAAAGTAGCATTTAGCAAATTCTTCCCACACACCTTCATAGTCGGATTCACAACGCTCTTAATCTCAACTGGATTCTCTGGCGTTGGCGTTCCATCCTGTGATGATTTGCCATACAGCATCATATCTTGAATCTTTCCATTGTCAGAATCAGTGATATGAGTTTCACCCTGATTCGATGCGTAGAACTTTGTAATTTTGTTGGATAAATCTTCCTTTAGTGAATCAGTTTCTGTCTTTGCTTCTTTGAATTTGTCGCCTACGGCTTTGGAGTCGGCAAATGCTCCCTGTATGGACAATGTTTCATCAGACACGGGCGTTTCGATAACATTTCTATAAGGCAACTGTCTCTTCTTTCCGTCTGCTGTGATTATTCCCTTGAACGTATCTGCCATCTTTTTACTCCTCTCCGAATAATGTTGGTTCGTCTGGCTGAGCTTCTTCAACCATTGCTTTTGCATCTTCCTCGGTCATTCCTTCAAATTTTACGAAAAACAGCCATGCTGGAACCTTTCCCTGTACAACATACTGCCACCATCTTGCACGGTCTTCTTCTCTGTTGTAGGTTATGTCTCCGAAGTCGTATGTTGTTTCATAAACGCCCACCGGAGTTAGATCGTACAGGTCGGCAAAAACATTGAGTGCATAGATTACGCCATTCAGACAATCCTCCAGCTTATCCCGAACGTCCTTAATAAACTGAATTGTCCGGCGGTCGTCCGCTTCCACCTGCGTAGCCGTCACCATTCCAGTTTTCTCGTTAAACACAAAATAACCACTGCTAAATCCACATTTGTAGCTAAGCTGTGACAGTAGCGCATTGATTCCGGCCAACCGTGCATCCGTGTTGAGCTGTGGATTGATTTCCTGATAAAACTCTTTTTCGTCCTGTCCGAACACGTTCTTGACATAATGCGGCAATTTCATCTCGTTTCGCCTGTTCTCCATACCTCGTGGTGACATGGCTGAAACAGGTGTACCGCTTGGCATCAGTAGTCTATCATCTAACAGAGCAATCTTCTGAGAGTCTTTAATTTCCCCCGCGTTCCGACTATACGCAACATCAATGTCTCCCAGCTCCTCAATGCCTTCAGCAAAAACCGGCAAGCCCAGTGGTGTGCTAATATCCACATTGTTCGCCTGTGGCGTCCGTAGAACTCCGAAAAGCGGTCCGTCCAGCTTTTCTCCGTTTGCCTTGAGAATCGGTGGCGTATCTGCCATGAGATCAGCCCATTTGGTCTGTTTAAGGTCAATCTTATTGCCAATTGACTGAGGGGATTTTGATACATAGGCTCTATTAGAAACATAATATGGGTAAGTTGTCACGCCGTCCACGGTGGTTTCAACAAAACGATGATATTCAAGCCGTGTATAGTATTTTCGTCCAACAGTATAAGAATCCTTGAATATAATCCCTTTTATTTCCTGATTGTCATAATCCACAATCATCACATCTGCCGGAGTAAATACATCAAGGCTCTCACCGTTCGGCTTGATGAAAACCGTTCCATAGGCGCAACCGTACTCTACCCAGTGACGTATCTGAAAATATACCTTGTTAATCTGTTTCTGAAGCCATGTAGCCCTTGCGGAACCGCCGATCTGGATGCCGATTGCCAGCGTTGTGAGCCGTGCTGTCTCTGAGCAGACAGTTTTCGCGAAATTGATCGTCTTGATATTATCCTCATCATCCAGCCATTCCGGCGCACCCCTATAGATGTTCGCACACCGGTTAATCAGTGATTCCATCTCCGGGAATTCTGCCGCCTGGATATTAAAATCCTCTTCGGCTTGTTTTTTGAATATCATGTTAAACCACCTTTTTAGTGTTGTTATAAGTCCCATTTAATCTACCTTTTAAAATCCATCCATCTTACAGAAGTATCTCGCACAATAATGTCTT